GAAAAAAACGTGTTTTACGGGTATGTGTTTTCCAAAAAAAGATCCGGATCAAAGCCGGAAGAGATCCAGGTGACAGCCTACGATCAGCTGCGGTATTTCAAGAATAAAGATACCTATGTGTACGAAAACAAGACGGCGGGCCAGCTGATCGCGATGATCGCCGAGGATTTCCGGCTGAAGACCGGGGAACTGGAGGATACGGGCTGCAAGATACCCGCCCGGGCGGAGGACAATAAGACGCTGTTCGACATTGTGCAGAACGCGCTGGACTTCACGCTGCAGAACAGTGGAAAGATGTATGTGCTGTACAGCGATTTTGACCGGCTGACGCTGAAGAATATTGACTCCATGCGTCTCCCGGTACTCATCTGCGGCGGCACGGTCCAGGATTTCGACTACTCTACCTCCATTGATTCCAGCACGTATAACAAGATCAAGCTTTCCTATGAAAATAAAGATACAAAAAAGCGTGAGATCTACATCGCCCAGAATTCGGAACACATGAACCGCTGGGGCGTGCTTCAGATGTACGAAAAGCTGAACAACAGCGTCAACGGAAAAGCCAGAGCCGAAGCGCTGCTGTCCCTTTACGATAAGAAGTCCCGCTCCCTGTCCATAAAAAAGGCTCTGGGAGATTTCCGCGTGCGGGGAGGTTCCGGCGTTCCCGTCTCGCTGGATCTGGGGGATATGATCGCGCAGACTTACATGATCGTGGAAAAGGTAAAACACACGATCTCAGGGGAGAAGCATTTTATGGATCTGACGCTGAGAGGGAGTGATTTCAATAGCTAGTCTGGTGGAGATCATCAAGTGCGCTGCAACGGAGGCCGGCGACGCGGCCGACCCCTGCGGCATTTTATTCGGCACGGTGGCCGGAGTGGGTCCTCTGCGCATACAGGTGGACCAGAAGCTGGTGCTGACAGAGGACTTTCTGATCCTGACCTCCGCGGTGAAAGACTACGACGCGGAGATGGAGGTCAGTCACGTGACCGGACCGGGCGGAGAGGGGTCCCATACGCATCCCTACACCGGCCGAAAGGTATTTTCCATTAAAAACGGCCTGAAGACAGGCGAACATGTTCTTTTGCTGCGGGTGCAGGGAGGGCAGAAATATATTGTTTTGGACAGGGGGTGACAGAGATGCTGCCGGCAGCAGATGAATCATTGAAAAATTTTTACATCAAAGACCGCGAACCGGGGAAGACCTACCGGCTTGCCGTAGAAAAAGGCCGCTTCCGCGGCTTTGCCGACGGAGTGGAGTCGGTCAAACAGGCGATCTACCTGATTTTAAATACAGAGCGTTACGAATACCTGATCTACAGCTGGAACTACGGGCTGGAGCTTTCCGATCTTTATGGAAGACCCACGCACTACGTGATCCCGGAGCTGGAAACGCGCATTCGGGAGGCGCTGGATCAGGATGACCGCATTACAGGCGTGGACGATTTTTCATTCGCCACGAACAAGAAGAAAATATACGTCACTTTTACGGTGCATACCATCTACGGTGATGTCAAGGCGGAAAGGACGGTCACATTATAATGTACGAACATCTGACCTATGAATTTATTTTAAAACGCATGCTCAGCCGTGCGCCGGCTGACGTGGACAAACGGGAGGGATCCATCATCTACGACGCGCTGGCTCCTGCGGCGGCTGAGCTGGCCCGGGCGTTTTCAGAGCTGGACGCTCTCCTTGACGAGACTTTTGCCGACACGGCGGGCAGAGAAAATCTGATCCGCCGGGCGGCGGAGCGGGGCATTGGGCCGGATGCGGCCACATGCGCCGTCTGGAAGGGGGAGTTCAATATGGATATCCCTCAGGGCAGCCGCTTTTCACTGGATGATCTGAACTTCATCGCTGAAAGCAGGATGGATCAGGGCGTTTGCCGGATGCGCTGCGAGACGGCGGGCAGGATCGGAAATACGCTCTCCGGATCCATGATACCCGTGGACTATATCGACGGGCTGACAAGGGCCGAGCTGACAGAACTGCTCATTCCCGGCGAGGATGAGGAGTCGACGGAAAGTCTGAGGCAGCGGTACTTTGACAGCCTGGACTCCCAGGCATTCGGCGGCAACCGGGCGGATTACAGGGCGAAAATAAACGACCTTCCCGGCGTGGGCGGCGTTAAGCTGTACCGGGCGTGGAACGGGGGCGGCACCGTAAGAGCGGTCATCATCAACTCCGAGTTTACCGGACCCAGTCCGGAGCTGACGGCCCAGGTGCAGGAGGCCATCGACCCCCAGGAGGACCAGGGGGACGGCCTGGGACTGGCGCCCATGTTTCACTGCGTTACGGTAGAAGGCGTGGGAGAAACGGAAATATCCGTAGCGGCAGCCGTCACCTATCAGGAAGGCTGGAGCTGGGAGGACGTTCGGGAGTACGCGGAAAAAGCGGTAGACAGCTACTTTGCCGAACTGGCCGCCTCGTGGCAGGACAGCGCGGCGCTGGTAGTGCGCATCAGCCAGATCGAGACCAGGCTTCTGAATATCCCCGGGGTGCTGGATATCACCGGGACAACGATCAACGGAGCGGAGGAAAATCTGGTGCTGGATCCGGACTGCATTCCGAAACGGGGTGAGCTGATTGGATAGAATCATTCGATTGACCGACTACCTTCCGCCGGTGCTGCGTCAGGTCTACGAACTGCGGGCCATAGGGGAGGCCGAAGATCCGGAACTGAGAGAATTTCAGAGGGAGGCGGAAAACGTCCGGGCGGATCAGTTCGTCCTGCAGGCCACGGAAAACGGCGTGGCCCGGTGGGAACACATACTGGGCATCGCCCCTAAGGGGACCGACACGCTGGACTCCCGAAAATTCCGTATTCTGACCCGGCTCAACGAGCAGCTGCCCTATACGATCCGCATGCTCAGAAGGCAGCTTGCCTCCCTCTGCGGCCCGGACGGCTACTCCGTCCACGTGGATCTGGAGAACTTTCAGCTGACTGTAAAGATCGATCTGATCGCCAGATCCAACTACGCGGACGTGGCCGAACTTCTGGAGCGGGTCGTACCGCTGAATATTCTCATCGACTTGTCGCTGCTCTACAACCAGCATTCTACGCTGGCCTCCTCTACCCACGGGCAGCTTGCATCGTTCACACACAGCCAACTGAGAAACGAGGTGCTTTCATAATGGCAGAACAGACAACAAACTTCGGGCTTCATAAGCCCGGGGCAGGAGACTTCTACGACGTCGGCGTCTTCAATGAGAACGCCGACCTGATCGACGGGATCCTGAAGGAGCACGAAACAGCGCTGGAGGGAAAAGCCGTCGACGATTTCACACATATACCCCTGGCCCTGTGCGAGACAGCCGGAGACACTGCAGAAAAGGAAATAACAATTCCCGGCTACACAGAAGAGAAATATCCGATCATCGCGGTAAAGTTTGCAAACAGCAATACAGATCCGGCGATGAAACTATCCGTCAACGGCGGCGATGCGCTTCCTGTGAGCACCGGAAACGAGATATCTCAGTGGGTCGGTCCTGAAACATACCCCATGTCGAAAGGCGCTGTGGTACTGTTGTCAAAGCGTGGAAACGGCAGGGCGTGGAGCGTTGTCGGAACACACAACGCCGCGACCGACCATAACTACGGCGTTGTAAAGCTGATCAATTCCCCGGATAAACCCGGCTACACCACAAACCGGGACGTGACTACGCCCTCCTTTGTGAATACCCTGTTCAACCGGACTTTGAGCAATTACCAGGATGCGGCCACGTACCCTGTAAACGCTCTCGTCATGCAGGACGGGGCTATTTATAAAAGCCTGCAGGACGACAATATCGGCCATGCGGTCGCTGAAGCTGAGTGGTGGGAGCCGCAGACGAGGAGTGTTTTTGTAAGCGAAGACGGGACATTGCCGCCCTCTGAAGTTAGCAGAAACGGCGACATTTGCATTGTGTTGTAAGGAGGTGAAGATATGACAACTAAATTATCGGATGTTGCTGTTGGCTCGATTGTGAAACTCAATGTAAATAACACTGCAAGAGAGTTCATAGTCGTCCACCAAGGAAAGCCGTCTCAGATCTACGATGATAGTTTTCTTGACAGTACCATTCTTTTGATGAATGACATTTATGAAGCTAGACAATGGCATAGCAGCGACATGAACGACTATGCGAACAGCACCATCCATAGTTACCTAAACAGTACGTTCCTGAACCTGTTCGACCCCGGCATCAAGGCTGCCATCAAACAGGTGAAAGTTCCGTATCGTCCTAGCTCCGGAACCAGCTCAAGCATCAACAGCGGTGCAAGCGGATTATCAGCAAAGATATTCCTACTTTCTGGTTACGAAATGGGATGGACCAGTAGCAACAACCAATACCTTCCGCCAGATGGAGCAAAACTCGCATACTTCGACTCAGGAACTGGAACCACGGCGAACAATAAACGCATCGGCTATCTTGACGGCATTGCAACCATCTGGTGGCTTCGCTCCCCGAGCACCATCGCATCGGCTCATGCGTGGAGCGTTCACACGAGTGGCTATAGCAGCAACAGCAACGCCTGCTCCCGCTCCTATGGTGTCCGACCTGCTTTGGTTCTTCCCGCTTCTCTTTATGTCTCTGACGACGGAAATGTAACAATATTACCGTCGTCCCCTGGTCTCTACGTCATGCAAAATGATAAATGGTTCAGAGTTAAATGTGGCACTACTGTCGAACCGGAACCGGATCCCGAACAGGTGGTCAATTATACCATGCTCTATGATCAGGGAGATGAGTGTGCGGCGGTGACGGGAGGGTGGAGCGCGGCTAAAAATGCCATAAACCCGACATATTCGGTCTATGCTGGTAACACGAAAACATCCGGGAGAATTGTAATGCAAATTCCCTCTGGCAATGGAAGTAAGTGCACTGGTATAACGGTGATTAAAAAGGTAGCAATGAATGAATACTGTAAACTCTTTGCAGTGTCAGATGTGGACATAAAAGGTGCACAGTCATCACGTTATGGAATCGCAGTTGGAAACGCAGATCTCTATGCGTTAATAGATAACGATGTCAATGTTAGCTACAATACTAATAGCGCGTCATCGCCTATTCTTCAATATGGGAAAGTTGGGCTTCTTGATGTTTCTGGTTTAACAGGGGAGAAATATATAACTGCGGCCATCGGTGCGTATAACGATAACGCACAGGTCAAAGCCATGCTCTACAATATGGCTCTTTTCAAACCAGACAATCCCTCCCGCCTTATCTCCGCCACAGGCATCGCCACAGCCTACAGCACCCCAGAGGCTTTCGCGACGAACGCATCGAACCGGGCCGCGATCCTCTCAAACACTAAGGCGGTCAAGATTATGACACTGACCTGCACCGGGGATCTGATGTATGCCATCCTCAACAATACTGACTGGATTACTGCGATCAAGGCTAACGACAAGGCATATCGGATCATCATGGCAAATCCCCATTGGAGTAAGTTCGTGGGGATCATTCCGGCGGCGAAGGAGCTTCTGGGGTATACGATGTTGTATGATCAGGGCGACGAGTGCGAGGCGGTGACAGGGGGATGGGCAGACATTAACAAAGGATCATATGGTGGCACACTTACGGCCGCAACAAAAAACACCAATTATGTGAGTTATGCGGTTAACGCATCCTATAAGATCAATGGCATCCGCACTAGCGAGCCTATCAGCTTGGATAGATATGACCAGTTGCTATTATTCAGTATGGTGACTGGAGCTAATTATAGTTTGGAAGCGGCACATCAAAGTGGATACAGCGCCACCTTAAGTACGGATGGTACGATAATTGGATATTCAACAGATATAAAAAATGCATCCACAGTAAATGTCATTGATGTATCATCCTATACTGATGCAAGATATTGCGTTACCTGGGCTTGGAATGGGTCGCTTGCAACCGGACCAGTTAATGTGTCTATGTATAATTTTATATTACTCCGAGCTGACTCCTGGCAAACCTGGTCCGCAAAAGGTGGTCTGACAGCATCCTACGCCACTCTTGACACCCTGCTTTCCGACAACTCAGCGATGGCCATCCTCATGAGCAACCGGGACGCGATCAGTTATATGATCTCCTGCACCGGCACACTCATGGCGGCGATTTGCAATAGCGAAACGGCCATGTCGGCATTAGTCAACAGTCCGGTGGCCTACGACGCGGCATTCGAGAATGCGCACTGGTACAAATTTATGACCATGTGTCCGGTCTCATTGGCGGCGATGGAAAGTGCACCAGATGCAGTGCAGGTTCCGATCAAAACAAACAATACCAGTCCAAACGGGGAAACAATTGCAAGTTCAACTTATTCAGGCAATGACGGTGGATACACTCCTGCCCCCTGGAGAGTATTTGACGGTAATGATGCAGTATACCCACGCTGGAGAGCGAATACGAATCAAAATGAATATATAGGCGAGATTTTCGATTCGCCAATATATTTATACAAAATGCATGCTGAAAAAAAGGACAGTGTGGACTGTTTCGTAAGAAACGGCAGTGTGCAGTATTCTAACGATGGCATAAATTGGTATAACGCTGCGATATTTTTAAATACACAGTGGTGTTTTGATGTCATTTTAAGCAGACCTGTAAAAGCGAAATACTGGAGACTATTTGCAGTTGATGTTAATGATGCCGATGGAACCGGTCCCGTATCTGCAAGTGAAACAGCACGAGATTTTTGTGTAACAACATTACAGTTTTACGGCAAGGAGGTGATCTAAATGATTCGAAAACTCAACACCCAAGCTCTCCGCACCGCATCGGAGGATGTAAAGTGGCTGACACTGGTCTCCAAGGTCAATCAGATCATTGCTGCCCTGAATGTTGGTGTAGTCCACGAAAACAAAGTTCAGGCCGACCGGACCGTTGATGGCGTATATGATAGTCTGCCGCTCTCTGTGGTGGCGGAAATGATAGAAGAGGAAACTACAGCAGCAGAGGCCGAACTTGGTCTGAAAACGGAGGTTTAAAATGAGCAGAACTGCACAGAACATGAAGAAACTGATCGAACGGAAGTATTACACCACGGAAGAAGTAGCCCGGGCCTATCTGGATCTCTTCGTCATGGCTAAGCGGATCACGCAGGACGAATATACCGATCTCATCCTACTGGTCGGGGAGATATACGCACCGACGGAACCGCCTGCCAATCCGGATCTCACTCTGGAGGTCCCAACAGAAGGTGAGGTTTAAGGCCTGAAACATAAAAATATAGGAGAGAATAAATTTCTCTCCTATTGTGCCTAGAGACCGCTTCGGCGGCGATCACCCACATACCAATCACTTAAAGATCGTTATTTTTTTAACTAAACTCTAAGCACTACGTTCGTTTATTTTTACATAATTTGAACGAATCTTATCGAGACGCAGTATGAGGGCGGGTCAAAAACTTACCTAAGGTGACCACCTCCGTTTCTTAATGCTTATAGCATCAAGTAGAATATACCATATTTCAAGATTGGAGTAAATAATTGTTGGAGACACGCGTAAGGCGTGTTTTTTAACGTTTTTTAAGGAGGGAGGTACCATGATCAAAATAATCGAAATGCTTGCGCCGGCGGGGCACAAGTGCCGGTCAGGGCGGAAGCTGGGCGGATTTCGCGGCGTGACGATCCACAACACAGGAAACGCCGGCAGGGGAGCAGACGCTCTTGCACACGCGCGATGTCTGCAGGGAGGGGGCAAGGATACCGCCGCCAGCTGGCATTACTGTGTGGACGAACACAGAGCCACGAGATCCATACCGGAGTCGGAGGCGGCCTGGCACGCGGGGGACGGCGGCGGGCCGGGAAATATGCAGACTGTGGCCATCGAGATCTGCATGAACGCGGATGGGGATCTGCGGAAGGCCACGGAAAACGCCGCGGTGCTGGCGGCGGATATTCTGGCCCGTCACGGGATCGGAAACGCGGAAGGACACCTGTATCAGCATCACGACTGGAGCGGGAAAAATTGTCCGCAGATGATCCGGGCCGGGCGGCCCTGCAACTGGCCGGCGTTCTGCGGAAAGGTCCAGGGATATCTGGACGGGAAGGAGAAGGATATGACAGAGGCGGAAGCAGAGAAGATCATACAGGAGGCGTGCGGCTTTGAGGATCAGACGATCCAGTTCCTGAAAGCCTATCGCTATCACGAGGCGCTGCTGACAAAGCTGGCGGTGGCCATTCAGAAAGGCGGAGCATTATGAGCGGCGATGTGATCGCGCTGATCCTCAGCTCTCAGGCTTTTGTTTTTCTGATACAGTTCTTCGTCAGCCGTCATTTTGCGAAGAAGGACAAGAACGAGTCCATCATGCGGACGGTGTCGGTGCTGACCTACAACGCGTTGTCGGAAAAGCTGGAGAGACTGCTGACAAAGGGTTTCGCCACGCCGGAGGAACGCAGGGACGTAAAGATCCTGTACGACGAGTACAAGGCGAATGGGTGGAACGGCGATATGGACAGCCGTCTGGAACGGGTCTACGACCTGCCTACGGCGGATCTGAAAAAATCGGGGGATTAAGTGCGGATCGTGCCGGACGGCTGGAAACGGCGCCGCCAGCTTTCACAGGCTGGTATCTTTCACAGGCGGTCAGGCGTCTGCGACGGTTCGGGCAAGTAAAGGGAACGGCAAGAGGACGAGAGGAGGAAGGAGATACGATGCGTGAAGAGATATTAAATAATCTGGAAACAACGGCGGCCGCGGCCGCATTTTTTATAGGGTTTTGGCTGGTCAACACGATTTTTGGGATCTGGAGGAACGTAGGATTGCGGCGGGAAGGGTTCGACCCTGCGAAGGTCAGGCGGGGCGTTGGGCAGGCGGGGGTATTGACGTGCGGCCTGAGCCTTTTCTCCGCGCTGATCACCACTTATCCATATTTTTTGGCGCGCTGCGGCGTGGCCGTTCCCGATGAGTACGCGGAATGTTTCTCGTCCGCGGCGATCTTACTGCTCTTCATCTATCCCACGCTGGTCTATATGAAGGATGGGTACGCCAAGCTGAAGGAGGTCCTGGGCGTGAGAAAGGAAGAAAAGTCTTCCTTGGGGGATGGCAAGCAGGAAAGGGCATAATAAAATGCAGCGCCGCCGGAACTGAGCCGGTGGCGCTGCATGGGATCTGCCGGAGGACCGGACGGCCCTGCAGGCGTGTTTACAAATCTTGTTTACTCGAAGATGCGCGCGGCCTCGGCCATGTTCTGACGTATGGCGACGCCGAAGGGACAGCGGGCTTCGCAGTTGCCGCACTCAATGCACTCGCCGCCTTTATGAGTAAGGGAGGCGTAGTGGGAACGGATGGAAGGGGGAATGTTTTCCTGATCCAGCCGGGCGATGTCCAGGTATTTGTTTACGGCTGCAATGTCGATGCCCGAAGGGCAGGGCTGACAATGGCTGCAATAAACGCAGTTTCCGCGGAAGTCGTTTCTGAGCGTGCTCAGAACCTGGGAATAATCCCGTTCTTCATCGGTGGCGTCAAGATAGCGCACAGCGTCCCGGACCTCCGCGCCGGTTCTGCAGCCAAGCATGACGCTGGCCACTGCAGGCCGGGTGAGGGCGTAATGGATGCACTGGGTCACGGTCATGGGCCGGGCAAAGGGCGTGTGCTCCGGCGAGATCAGTTTTCCCGCCCCCAGAGTCTTCATAACGGTGATCCCCAATCCCCGCTGCTGGCAGAGCTGGTAAAGGGCGGTGCGTCTGGGATCGATCCCGCGGAATGCGGTGGGATCCAGCGTGCTGTGAAGCTCATCCAGAACGTTGGTCTCTGCGGGATAGAGGTCGAAGGCCGGATTAACGCTGAACATCATCATCTCCGGAAGTCCTGTCTCCACAACGCGGGCGGCGGTGACCGGATTATGGGAGCTGAAACCGATGTGGCGGATGTCGCCGTTCTCCTTCAGCTGCAGTACATAATCGGCAAAGCCGGTCTCAAAGACGTCTTTATAATCCTGCTGGGAGTCGATGAAGAACATCATGCCGAAGTCGATGTAGCCAAACAGGCGCAGCAGATTCTCGAAATACTGTTTTACAGTGGGCAGGTCGCGGCTGATGTCATACTGCTCACGGACGTCGGTGGAACCCACGTGGCCCTGGATCATCACATCTTTGCGCCGGCTGCCCATGGCTTTGGCGATGTTTTCACGTATCTCCTGTCCGGGCATAAACACGTCGAACATATTGACGCCCTGTTCAAGCGCCGCGGAAATGGCGTCGCTCACTTGTTCATAAGGCGCGCCGTCCAGATTCTCACAGCCCATTCCGATGACGCTGCCCCGGCAGCCCGTCTTTCCTATCTCTCGGTATTCCAT